GGAAGAAAACTGCCTGAGAGTAGCAGGTATGGTTTTAACGTTTTTAGTTGTCTTTGTTCTGCTCATGCTTTTTCCTCCATGCCTCTTTCATTTTCTCAGATTGTCTTTTCTTTCTTTCCTCTGACCAAGCTGGCTGTCTGCGTTTGAATTGCCATTGTTTTGTGATCTTACTGCCATCCTTCAGCTGAAAGAGAAGTTCTGTGTTGGAAACAACAGTGATGTTATCAACTTTTTCTTTAAAGATACCTTCATCAAACTCTTTAATGGAAAGGACATCGCTAGATATAGTTTTTAGCAGATTCTCTTCCAATCCGCTGTGGCCGCAATCTGTGTGAGGGGGACAGCGCCAATGGTGGGCTTTCTGACCACTTACTCGGGGGCTTGTGTTTCTGCGTAGGTTTTGCCCGCACTTACTGCAGTTGATTTTTCCGGTGAAGCAAGTGATGTTTCCAGAGCTTCTTGGGTTCTTCTTGCTGTAGGCTGATTTTGCAGCGCGAGCTTCCGGTGTCCACCAATCCTTCCTGGCCGTGGATTTCCAATGTTGATGAATAATGCTACCACTCTGAAAATGAAAGATGAGTTCATCTTTTCCATTCACCACAACTTTTTCAACTTGATCCAGGAACACGTCCTCATCAAATTCTTCTAAGCCGAGCACCTGGGCACAGACACCTTGGAGTATCTTCTCTGGGATGTTTTTGGCGCTGCACTCTGACACGCCTTTGCGGTCTTTAGTCTGGCAAGTCCAAATGTAATAAACATCACTTGAATGCTTGCTTTGTCTTTTGCCGCTGCGCCTATAGCTGACACCGCAGTTTCCACACTTTATCTTGCTTGTAAAGCAGGTGGTGTTGATTGATGGATTTGCGAAAACACCCAACTTTCTTCGCCTTGCGATTTCAGCTTGTACCTTTTCATAAGTTTCTAGGTCAATGATGGCTTCATGAGAATCTTCTACCCAGTACTGTGGGAGTTCGCCGTTGTTGGGCTTTAACTTGTGTGTGATATGGTCCTCAATAAAACCCTTTTGTAAAAGCATGTTACCGGTATACTTTTCATTTTTAAGGATCGCTCGAATTGATGTGTTTGAAAAGCGTCCTCCGGTATATGATTTGACACCCATTTCTTCCAGCTGCACTTCTGTTTGTTCGGCGGACATTCCCTTGAGGAAGTTATCATAAATCAGCTTTACAATCTTGGCTTCTTCTGGCTCAACAACAAACTGTTCTCCATTCCAGCGGTAGCCATAAATATTAAAGGAATTAGGCTTTCCTTTCTGGAAATTCCTTCGAATGGCCCATTTTACATTTTCACTTGTAGAGCGGCTTTCTTCCTGGGCAAAGGAAGCGAGGATGGATAGCATTAGTTCGCCGTCGCCACTCATTGAATTGATATTTTCTTTCTCGAACCTTACCTCAACTCCGATATCCCGAAGGTGACGTACTGTTTCCAGTAGGTCTACGGTATTTCTAGCAAATCGCGATATGGACTTGGTTAGTACAATATCGATCTTGCCTGCATCACAATCTTCCAGCAGTCGCTTGAACGCATCCCGGTTCTCAGTCGTACCTGAAATCCCTTCGTCTGCGTATACACCTGCATATTCCCATTCACGATGAGTCTGGATGTATTTGCTATAAAAGCTGACTTGAGCTGAAAGAGAGTGTAACGTTCTGCCTTTTTCTTCAGAAACTCTCGCATAAGCAGCAACCTTTTTTCTTGTAGGCATTACCGGAGCGGAAGGTTCGATCTTATTGATTTTCCGCATAAACTCACTCCTTTCAACACTATACATCACTCTAAAAGGCTATGAAGCCAAGTTAATGTGAGAGAATAGTGTACCTAGTAATGGCTTGTATTTTTCAAGAAGAAGCTCATCGATTATGGCAAATTCCTCGGGGGTAATTATGCTTTTTTCAAGCATAGATTTTGCAATAGAAAGACTTGATTGGTATTGCTTTTCAGCTCTGAATTGATCGTCTGTCATAGTACATCACCGCCTTTGAAGCGGTCGGTTATATAGCAATCATGAGAACAATATTTTCTCTTTGAATTGCCATAAGATGTAAACGAGCTGCTGCAAAAAGCACAGGTGAAGGAGTAGATGGCTTTCTTTTTGACCTTGTCCTGATTCGAGTTCCACCACGTAACACGACAATCTTGGTTACAGAATTTCAATTTCTTTTTTCCTGAGATCTGTATAAGCTCCTTACCACACTGTTTACAGTATTCCTTATCGGGAGTAACGGTAGTGGTGGCATTGGCTTTTATCCCTCCAAGATTATTTCTTTGGCAGTGGGAAGTAACAGTACTTTTTGAAAGACCTAGGGCTTGAGCGATTGTTGCATAGCCGAATCCTTTACTTCTAAGGTCAGCTATTTGATTTTTTTGTTCTCCAGTCATTATTAATCCTCCAATCGGAGGGTAGAAATCCCTCTCACCATTCACAGGACAGAAGAGGGCATATTGAGTACTGAAAAATAAAAAAATGCCGCCAAGTGCAAGAGAAGCACCTAGCGGCAAAGAATTAATTATTCAATTTTAATAAAGGCATCAGTAAAGCCTGCAGCTTTTACTCTGGCGAGCATAGCATCAGCATTGGTCTTAACGCTGTAAGCCCCGACCTGAACCCTGTAAAGTTTCTGAGGCGTGGGAGTGGAGGGAGCAGGAGCTGTCAGTAGCTTTTTTACGTCAGCTCTGAAAGTGTCCATACTCTTACCAAACTTTGAGAACCAGTGCTTAGGGTCGCCATGATTACTTGCGATTTTCTTTTGATAGCCTTCGTAGTGGCCGATGATGTCTTTCTCAGTCAGGTCATAGAGTTTGCAAAGGTAAGCACAAAGCTCTGTGGCTTCCTTGTAAACTGTATTGAAATAAGAGGCGTCGGACAGGTTGTCTTCACAGATTTCAAATCCGATGTGACTGTTGTTGGCGTCACCACCTGCATGCCAGCCTCTATGGTCCCAGGGCAGAGTCTGATAAGTAGCGATGGTGCCATTTTTAAGCTTTCCGATAAAGGCATGGACACAGACTTGTCTGCCACTTGGTCTATGCTGATTCCAATGATTGTTGTACTGGTTTTCTCCCAGGATGCCATCATCTGGACCAACGTATCTACGAAGATAGGGGTTGTTGGCTCCGGTACTGTGGACCATGATACCTTTGGGCTTGATTTTTTTACCTGCTTTATAGCATTCATTTTCTGTGAGAATCAGTTTTTTTAGGTTCATAGATTTTCCCTCCTACGATTTGTTGCAATCTATAGATAAATAAAAACGCCATAGGTCTCTGCCTATGACGCTTCTACTAGAATAGGTATTCTTGCTCGGTTATGTCGTCTTCATTTAAGTCTCTTGTCTCATTTTCTTTCCCGCAAACTGGGCATGTACCATAATAATCTCTAAATGTTAAACTCCCTTCCAAGTGCATCAAATACTTCACTAAGATTAATGTTGCCCCACAATGGCATTTCATTTTGGTCACTGTCATCCCCTCCAAAAACATTATGCGAAGGGGATGACATTTTATTCAGCTAATCCAATTTTCCTTCATCATAAATCTGATCTCTGTTTTCATGCCATAAGAAATCCAGAGTTTTGTGGCAGTTTGTACATTCTTCTTGATAGTTCCTGATCACCATGTTGTCACTGAGTAGTACATTATAGTTGATGATACATAGTGGTTCTTCGCAATAGCTACAATGAATAAATACCATTTGAACACCTCCATAACTTACATATGCAAAGAATGCTCAAATGGCAAAATCATTTGTTACTTTCTTCCGTCTTTATCGCCACCATCTTTTAGTTGTTCCAAAACATCGCGGAGCTTTTCTGGGATAGGAAGTCCCAGTCTTGTGGCATTTTCAATGATGCTGATTCCTTCATTGGATAGGTAGAAGAAAATCACTGCTGTTCTGATAACACCACCATCACCGATGATGTTCTGATCAATGATATGGGCCACTCCAACTAAAGAGAAGATCACCACTTTTTTAAAGATGCCCCGAGCACCCACGTCACTGGATAAATGCTTCTCGATTATGGCGCACATGACACCAAGCAGATAGTCAATGACTACAAAGGCAATCAGGGCATATAAAAATCCATCGTAACCTCCGAGAAACCAGCCAAGCCAACCACCAAGGCCAGCAATAGCCAGTTGTATATAAGTCCAAATATCTCTCATTATTTTTCCTTCCTTTCATAAGAATTGTGTATATAAAAAACGCCTGGTTAGAGGCGTTCGCATAGTGGAACTAATAAGGCGCGTAATAAACATATCCGCTGGCTTTGGCATAGAAGCCATCTCCTGGAATGTACATGGCACCATCGAAAGTATCGTATTGACTTGTGGTAAAGCCGGGTTGATACAAGCATTCCCAAGTGAGTCCATCATTTGATACACAAAGGCTAGACTCCTTAAGGAGAGCGAACTTCCCCCAATCGGGCATCCATATGATATTCCTTGGGTTTGGGATATTGTTATTGGCAAGATCTCCGGTCCAGGAAAGATTGGTTTCTGTAATTTCTGTGGCATCATCGTTCAATACACAGAGCTTTACATAGTAGGTATAAGTGCCGCCCACATTGGTGTAGTTGAACTTCATAACAAAGAGTACATTGTTGATAGAACGGATGAACATATATCTTGTATCATTCACATCCTCAGGAATAGTGGTTGACCAGCTCCCAGGATATGAGGTGCTGGCTCTTGCAATGGATTTGTCGCCACCAACGACTCCCACAAAGTAGCCTTTGTGTCTTGTTAGGTATTTAAAGATAGGGACTGAAGTTCCATCGGATCCAACCAATGTCCAAGCAGTTCTTTCTGTCAGAGAATCGAAGCTATAATAAACCGGTGATTTATAGTACCACCAGCTGACCACGCCAGAGCCTCTGTCCATATCATAAGCACCACAGGTCATAGCATTTTGTGCGCCGGCACAGTACCCAGCGTTATGCCAGGTAATTCCGTCAAAGGATGCGATGATATTGGCGAGACCTACAATCTTTGCGATAAATACGCCATCTGCAGCATAAAGGATCTCAGGCTGTCCATGACTCCACCAAGGAACACTGACAACGGTCCATTGTTTGGTGGTCTTGTTCCAGTAGGACATGTAGGGAGTTTTGGCATAATAAACTGCAATCTGAGCGTTTCCGTTATCATAGACATTAATCTGTCTTTCACTACCGTATTGGGTGTAACCAAAATTGTTATAATATTTCTTCGTCCAGCTTAAGGTAGGAATGGGTAGGACAATGCTGCCTCTACCACCAAAAGCTGTCCAGATGGCCAAGGTGTTATTAAAATTACGATCATAGCTCATGGCTTTCCTCCTTAAACTTTCTCGATGGCTGTGATTCTTCCACTGGAATCAGTGGAGTAGGTGTAGCTTCCAGTTGAGCCATCGGCATAGGTTACTTCAAAGGCTGCAGCATCAATCAAAAGTGAAGAGACTTCTTTAAGGAGAAGCTCTGAGAAAATATCTTCTAAGGTGATGCTGGTGATCCTTCCACTGGAATCTGTGGTGAAGCTGTACTCGGCATGATACTGATGGGTATCACCTTTTTCCACTTCGTAGGTCACGTTAATTTTGTTATCAACCACCGACAGTGTTTTTACAATAGTGTAGGAGACGCCTAAGTCATAGACCTGGTTTTGAAGATCATCCACGGAGCTTCCAACATTAGAAATAGAGTTTTCTATGCGATAAAAGGTATCAGAGATACTTGGCCTGTACCTTCCCACCTCAACACGGATGTTAAATCGATAAAAGGGATTGTACTCAAGAGAGATGATCCTGGTTTTCACATTGATACCTAATGGATAAAAGATGATGTGAACATTATCTCCAACAGCCAAATCCATCAGTTTGAAAAAGGAAATGTCATAGGATGATGCATTCTCCCTGGAATCATGAGAAACCGCCACATTAGTAACATTCTTTGAACCCATCACTGGGATATATTCAGTGGAACCTCTATGGCTAAGAATATTGATGTTGTAACCGTCATACTGAATCTCACCACCCAAGATGGCGATGTACTGCATAAGAGCAGCTCTTCTTGAAACCTTCTGATTGATTTTCATGGTGACGCTTTCTGTAAAATCAACAATCCCAGCTGAAAAGGGAGTGCCTGCAAGAAGCTGGGACAATCCTGCTGAAGGATCACCCGTGAAGTCGAAACTGCTTATTTGATACATTTCATGATTCAAAAGATAAGATACGTGTTCGCAAAGAACAGAGCAGACCGGTAGGCTCCCTTGAATTGATTTACTGATTTGGACCAGTTCAAAATACTGATTATCTAGTTTTGCAATTTGCCTAGTTTTTAATGCCAATGCAGACTTTGCCATAACAGTAAATGAGAGGGTAAATTCACCCTCCAAGGTTTCTCTAATGTTTGAGCTGATGACTTTCTTAACGGACTGAATCATGGTTGCTCCTGCGTAAATTTCAATCAAGGGACCGCCTCCTTTCTATTAACTTCCTGCCACACCAAGGTTTCTAACTGTGACGGTATTTTGGTTCCACTGAAGCTGGGCAATAACTCTTGTTAGAATGTTACCGTCAATGGTAAGAGGGATAGTTACATCAAAGACTGCTCCGTCAGAGCCACCAAGGCTTCCTGTGACCTCCGAGTTTAAGTCCAAATCAAAGTCTGTAGGTATAGCGTTTTGCATATCTTTTTCAACATCGCCCATGGCTTTTTCGAAGCCCTCTCCAATACCTTCACCCATGTTGGAACCAATACCAGCAAATACCTTTGAAGGAGATCTAATACCAAGAACCTTCTTAACGCCACCAACGATCCCGTTGACCATATTTTTTACTTTTTCTCCAAGCCAACCAATCATCGATGCGATACCGTCCCATAAACCTTTGGCGATATTTCTTCCCACTTCTAAAATTGATGGGATCCCACGGGCAAGTCCGGTGACGATAGACATGATGATCTGAGGCAGTTGAGCCACGATCTGAGGGATAGCTCTAATCAAGCCCATACCAAGCTGAATGGTTAGCTGAACTCCCATTTCAATGAGCTTTGGTAGGTTACTGGTGATAAAGGTAATGATGCTGTTAATAATCTGAGGCAGTGATTGAATCAGAGTTGGGAGAGAGTTTAAAAGCCCCATAGCCAAGCCGCTGATAATCTGAAAAGCTGCATCTAGTACCAAGTCCAGATTGTTGATTAAGGTGGTAGCGATCAGAATCACTGCCTCAACAATGGATGGTATAAGTTCAGGTAGGGCATCTCCAAGGCCCGTTGCAAGGGTTACAATCATCACCAATGCCGCTTCCACCAGGGCAGGAAGATTGGTAATAATCCCATCCACCAATGTTAGAACAAGCTGCAAAGCACCATCTGTGATTTGAGGCAAGGCTTCGATAAGGCCACCTACAATGGTCATGATGATATTCGTTGCCGCTTCAATAAGAGTAGGAAGATTATCTAAAATGCCACTGACAAGAGCCAGAATCAAATCAGGTGCTACTTCTGCAATAGCTGCAATAAGTCCAGTAACCACATCCAGAATTTGAGGAAGGATGACAGCAATCTGTTCAACCGTCTGCCTTGCACCTTCCTTAAGCTGCTCTGCGGCACCCTCTTGACCCGTAATAAGGCCGGTAAGTCCATCCAGGACCATTGTAAATCCTGGGAGAAGCTGAGAGGCGATGTTATTTTTCACGCCTGTGAAGGAGCGGGTGAGGTTGTCCATGGCATCGGTGTAGTTCACTGCAGCATCCACAGATTCATCACTCATAACAAGTCCCAGCTCACTGGCTTTGTTCTTTAAGTCCTCAGTACTACCCGCAGTTTGATTTAGAAGGGCTGAAAGTTCTACAGACGCGCTTCCTAGCAGGTCATTGGCAATGGCAGCTTTTTCGCCTTCATCAGCGATTCCTTGGAGGCCGCGGACCGTCATTTCAAAGACCTCTTCACGGGTTTTTCCCTGAAGATCTGCCATAGAAATACCAAGACGCTGAAACTTTTCTGTGGCAGAGGAACTTCCGCTTATGGCATCATCCACTGTATTGTTAAGCTTCTTCATACCATTTTCAAGTGTGGAGATACTGGCTCCATTTTGAGAAAGCACATAATCCCATTCTTGATAGCCTTTTCTGGACAGTCCGATTCGCTGACTGGCTTTATCTATTTCATCCCCGGCTGCAGCTGCATCATTAGCCATATCATAGAGTTTTTTACCTGCAGTCACTGCTGCAGTTCCGATAGCAGCCATTGCAACACCGATGCCTGCAGCGACCCCTTTTAGAACAGAGCCTAACTTTTCAAACTTTCCACCAGCTTCATCGGTGACCTTCGCAGAATCTTTTACTTCATCACCAAACTTATCTGCTTCTTTACCTGCATCATCAAACCCATCACTGGCTGCATCTAATGCCTTATTGTTATCATCCAGCTCTTTTTCCATTTTGTTTAGATCTGCATTTGCATTGTTTAGCTGAATCTGCCAGGCTTTTGTTCGCTTGTCATTCTCCCCAAAGGACTCAGCAGCATTTTTCAGCGCAGCTTCAAGGGTGGATACTTTGTTTTTCTGAGCATCGATCTCTTTATTTAACACTTCATTTCTTGCTGTAATAGCTTTGATAGATTTATCTTGCTTATCAAACTGTGAGGTGACCAGATTCATTTCAGAACCCAGCACCTTGAATGTTTGATTGATATCTCGAAGAGAGTTCTTAAATTCCTTTTCACCCTCAACACCTATTTTTAGGCCGAAGTCCGACATAGCATTCACCTCCTTTGGGGCATAAAAAATGACACCGTTGTAGGTGCCACTCTAAAAGGTTTTGTTATAGAAATTCCGGTATTATTTCATCGATGTAGCGCTCTTGTTTCGGTTTCGATATTCCGGTAAATTGCTTGTGACATTCCCAAAGGTCCATCAAATAGCCAATGGGCATGAGCCACACTTCATCTTCTAAACGTCTTAAATGGACTGTTCCAAAGTAGATAAGTCGGGTAAAGACTTGTTCATCACTTACCCGACCACCTCGTTTTTTGAGTCGTCACTCTCCACATTCCTTTTTGTGCCTTTCATCATACTGGCCATAATGGCATTCTTGTAATTAGCCAGGTCAAAGGGAGTGGTAAGAAGCTCCACTTCATCTTCTGTGAGAAGGTCTTTTTTATCATCCTTGTTCCTAATATTGTGGATCAGGATGGATTGGTTTGCCAGAAGGGTGATGAGCCACACAACCTCTTCCAAAGCCATTTCAAAGTTCTCAGTTTTCATAAGCTTATCGCCCAAATTCTCAAGACCGCCATAGCGCTTGGCAATTTCCTTTGTAGCTTTAGTGGTAAGAATCATCTTAAACTCTGTGCCGCCAATATCAATGGTGGTACTTCGTTCTTCAGAAGCCTCATCAACCTTTAATTTTTCATCTGTCATGATCAACCCTCCCATTAAGAAACAACAACAGTAGCCACTGTGGTCGTCACGTTTTCTGCACCACTAGAGCTTAAGACGCAGTAGTAGTAATAGGTATCTGCCAAGAGGTCCGTTGGAATATCAAAGCTCGCAGAAGTTTCGCCATTGATAATAGTACCGCCAGTGGTGCTATCGATGGTATTTTCATACCACTGATAAGTTACAGGGTTTGAGGTGTTTGAATTTGCCACAACAGAGAGGCTTCCAGAAATGCTTCCTGCTGTCAATTCAGTTAAGCTTGCTGGTTGTGTTGCGATGGTTATGGTTGGGGTTGCGGCTGTAAAGTCTGGTTCATAAACGGATGTGAACCAGCTTGTAATTGTTGATGCCGCTACACCATTATCTCCTTCAGTAACTTCCGCTTTCCAAGGATGTTTGCTTTCTCCGTCTAGTTTGTTTCTTCTAAAGACGGTTCCTTCTATGGTGGGACTGCTAAAAGTAATGGAGTCACCTTTGGTGGCAAGGCTTGTGGCGGGAACAGAGAAGATAACCCTGTAGAGCCAAAAGTAGCGATATTTTCCATTGGCCTTCTTGGCACGAAACCCTACTGCCACAGGGCTACCACCATCTTCACTTCTTGAAACCACCACATTGTTGCTGTCAATTTTGCAGCCGGTTAAATCTTGAGCTACAAGTGAACCAATATCATCAATACCTAAACTTAAAGCGCCACTCTTAAATTCTTTGACCACCTCGCTGGCACCGTCATCTGCGTAGAGAATGGCTTCAATGAGCTCAATGCTCAGCTCTGCAGTCATGGCTTTAGCCAGCACTTTTGGGGTGCCATAGGTTTCGATGCCGTTTTGATCTTCTGTGATTTTTGCATAAAATAGAGAGTCCAATCCGATTGTTGCCATTTATTCTTCCTCCGTTTCATATTCTTTCATTACGTCAATGGCGTAATGATGAAATTTAGTGTTGTGTTCATAACCAACATACTGTCTATCTGTTATGGTAATCCCTCCGGATTGAAGCGCTTTTGTTAGTTCTTTCTTGCGCTTCATATAGTTCTTCTTCGTGAAAAGAGAAAGCCGAGCTTCTGAAAGAATCATATAGGCCTCATTATCTGCAAAGAGATCAAGCCTATCAGACATGGGGGTAATAACCAGATATTCAACCGGCGGCGTATCGGAAAATACTCCGGTCTCCACAGGAATGTTTAAGGGTTCTAGTATGTTGTTTAAATCCGCAAGTAAGCTCATAGCTTTTCAATCTCCTTATCCAGTTCTGATTTCATAGTTTCAATGCATGCCTTCCGCGATGCGGACTTTGCTGGCTTCAAGAAGGGTTTAGGTGGCTGACCAGATTTACCGTATTCAAGGATATTTGCAATCTTAGCATTGGCATCTCCATCGCCACGAGGTTCATTAAAGCCAACCTTGACGTTGAAGTTTCCATTTCGATCTAGCTTAGTGGGAGAGAGGCCCAGGGAAGATACCAGCTCGCCGGTTGATCGGCTTTTTTCTTTAGTTTCGTTCCCAATAACACCTTTGAGGTTGGCTTTTACTTTATCCAGAACAACTTCGCCGCCAGCTTCTAAAACTTTAGAGACAATCTCATCTGTCTTATCACCAAGCTTTGTAAGCTTCATTAGAAACTCATCAGGCATTTTCATAGTTGTTTTAGCCACTTGGAACTACCTCCTTTGCCAGCACTTCAATATACATCCCCCGGCCTTTCACATCTTCAACGGATGTGATTTCAAATCTCTTATCACTGTGAATGAGCACCATGGATGTCGTTACAGTTAATCCAGGGATATCTCGAAAACGAAAAAGGTCTGTGGCTTCAGAAAAGGATGCTCTATTTGCCCATTTCTCATTGCCATGGCGACCTTCGCGGTAAGCTCTGACAGAAGCTACGATGTTATCAACTTCTGTTTTAAATCCTTCAGAATCTTTAATGGTGACGCTTTCTACTATATCGATAAAGGTATTCATTTTCCCAAAGCTCATAACTACACCTTCCAATCCCGATCAAGCCGCAGCAGGAGATTGACTGTATTCCACACCTGCTGTCCAGCCTGTACATTATCAGAAAAGAAACCACCGGTGCTGCCGTCCCTGGATTCATAAAAGTGGGACGATAGCATAATGATGGCTTGCTGTGTGGTGGCTGGCATAACTGCTTCCACGTAGTGGTTCTCAGGAAGATGCTGATAACTTTCTGCATACCTCGTGGCGGCGGTGATGTACATCTCAAGGAGTTCATCATCAGCCGAGTGATCAAGAATAAGATTTGCTTTTACTTTTTCCAGCAGTGTCATACCGCCACCATCCTTTCATTAATCTGAGATCATTAGCCCTGCAGCCTTAAGTTTGGTGAGGAGGGCATTAAAATCCGTCACCAAATCTTCTACAGTGGCTGCAGTACTTGCAGCTTGATTATCGAGAATGGGGAGGCCAGTAACGACCGCCCCTTCCTTGATTTCAAGAGTTCCACCAATGACGGTTTTCTCACCGCCCTGTTCGGTATAGTTCTTTGTGTTATAACTCATAGGACACCTCCATTACGCTTTCTGCTGAAGCACTTTGATGGCTTCAGGAAGAATCAGTTTTCCATCCACACGCTGAGTGGCAACAAAACCTACCTGGCCAGTAGCCGCATAGAGCTCATTAAGTCTCTTGAAGACTCTGCCTTGACGATCCGCTACCCAGTAGTAACCAAAGTCACCGAAGATGATGGACTTTGCAGATGCAGCGATGGTAGGAACGTAAGATGAAGTGTAGACAGGTCTGTTCAGAATGGTATCTGGCGTTCCAGCTTGAAGTGAAGGCTGCCAGATATACTGACCCTGGCCATCTTTCAGTTTCCTAATGGCCTTGATGGTGGCATCGTTCATTACGAACACGGACTTATTTCTGTAAGGCGACTTAAGAGAGTAGAAGAGGTCCAAAATCTCATCAATCGAAATGGCTGAAGCACTTGCAGCGGTTACACCGATTTGTGCTCCACCAGTGGCAGCAAGGATACCTGTAGGCTTTCCAGAACCATCTCCTGTGAAGAAGGCATCTTCTTCCTTGTTACCGATACGTCTTGCAAACTCTCTTGCGATATAGTTCTCAAGATTAAAGACGCTGTCATTTAGAAGCTCTTCCGATACCTTAATCATGGTTCCTAGCTTGTAAGCGCCAATGGAAACCTGTCCAAAGCTATCATCGCTTTCAGGGATGGCACCTTCTTCATCGATCCAAGAAGCAGTGCCCTTGGAAGCTACTACCGGAATCTTACGATCTCCTGAAGAAGTGGAGATGACGTTGGCCAGCTTTCTGAAGATATTCTCTTCATCCAGGGCTTCAATAAGTGTACGTTCGAACTCATCCGGTACTAGATAGCCACCTTCAGTGTCAGTACCAATCTGCAGTGCGTTCTTAATAACAGGATCGAGTCCCTCACCAGAACGGGTTCTCATGGCATTCCAGAAGGCTTTCTGGTATTCTGCAGAAGCTCTTCCGCCTTTAGATTCCATACCTTGGAAGATAGGCTTCCCGGTAAGCGGTGTGTTAAGTGGCTTTGAAAGCTCACGATCCAGTGCTTCCTGCTTTTCAAGACGGTCAATTTCTTTGCCCAGGGCAACCACATCAGCTTCCATTTTTTCATAGGTTGCTGTGTCTTCAGCGGATACGATACCATCTGTACATCTTTTGGTATCGAGGAAGGCTTTGGCAGCTTCCCAGGATTTTGCTCTTTTTTCACGCAGTTCAAGAATTTTATTCATAGTGTTTTCCTCCTAAAATTTAGTGTTGAATTAAAGAAAGCCGCTTCTCCAGCGACTCTACAGGGGTGCCAGTATTCTCTTTTGGTAGTTTGGGTTTAACCTTATCCAGCAGTGAGTTGGTAACAGCTCTGCGGCTAAAGGCATAGGTAAAGTCCTCAGTCTGATTTCGTTTCTTTTCATCCTCCAAGATGCCATCAGCAAAGCCAAGCTCAATTGCCTTTTTCGCATTAAGCCATGTTTCTGCATCCATAAGGTGTGAGAGCTTTGTTCTTGACTGGCCCGTTTTTATTTCATAGGCATTGATGATGCTCTCCTTAACTTCAGAAAGCATGGCGATGGCTTTTTTCATTTCCTCGCTGTCCCCAATGGCCACGGTAAGGGGGTTATGGACCATCATAAGGGCAGTTGGTGCCATGAGCACCGTTGTCCCTGCCATGGCGATGACTGAGGCTGCTGAAGCTGCAATGCCATCAATCTTTACGGTAACAGTGCCTTTGTAATCCATCAGCATGGTGTAAATCTGACTAGCAGCAATGCAATCACCTCCTGGAGAATTGAGCCAAATAACAATGTCACCCTCACCGGCTGTAAGCTCTGCTTTAAATGCCTTAGGGGTGACATCATCATCAAACCATGAGTCTTCGGCAATGATGCCGTCTAGGTAGAGTGTTCGGACACCAGTGTTTTCATCTCGTGCCCAGTTCCAAAACTTCTTCATTTAGGTTCCTCCGTTTCTTTGATATTTGCGAATGCACCTGCATCCTGTAATTTTGTCATCGCACCGTTAATTAAATAGAGATCGCCACCTAGGGATTCTGGGATTCTATCCAGATTTTCAAGCTCTCTGATATCATTGGCACTCATCCAACCGTTCTGCCGGGCAGTGGCATAACCACTCATTCGACTTACATAATCACCACGCAGTAGGCCATCCACATTGAATTTGATAAATACCTTAGATTTCTCGCTTTCCATGAGTAACGCTCTGCACATGGACTGTTCCCAGCGGACCACCCAAGGGTCGAGGGTATATTTTACAAACTCCAGTGATTGTTGCTCGATGTTACTAAAGGATGATTTCTCAAGGTCAGCCAGCATATGAGGTGGGACCCTAAAGATACGAGCGATCTCATTGATCTGAAACTTTCTAGTTTCTAGGAACTGTGCCTGTTCCGGTGAAATACCAATAGGCTGATACTTCATGCCTTCCTCAAGGACAGCCACCCGGTGGGCATTACCACTTCCTTGATAGGCTGCATTCCAGGATTCTTTAATTCTTGCAGGGTCCTTGATAGTACCGGGGTGTTCCAGGACGCCGCCAGGTGAAGCGCCATTAGCAAAAAACTTAGCTCCATATTCTTCAGTAGCAATAGCAAGGCCCACAGCATTTTTTGCCATGGCAATTGGTGAATAGCCTACAAGTCCATCAAAGCCAAGTCCGGGGATATGAAGGACATCTGATGGTGAAAGATACACTTGATTCTCTCTACCAAGAGTAGGAGCATCTTCACTACCACGCTGGTACAAATAGAAAAGCCGACCACTTGAATCGCGATCGACGGTCATTTTGTTGGGCATCAGTGGGTAGAGGGAGATCACTTCACCTCGTGCATTTCGAATAATCTGAGCATAAGCATTTCCCCATAATAAAAGATGACTCATCAGCGTTTCTCTAAACGCAAAAGAAGTCATCTCAGGATTTGGTTCATCATGAAGTAATTTGTATAAAGGGTGCTTTAGGTTCTTTTCCTTGCCACCTGAATCATTGTATTTGTAAACATGAAGCGGTAGACCGGCTAACGTCTCGGATAAGATTCTCACGCAGCTGTACACTGCGGTCATTTGCATAGCGGTTTGTTCGTTGACTGGTTTTCCAGCACTGGTACTTCCAAAAAAGAAACTGTAGCGGCTGCCACCAAGAGCGTCTTTAGGTTTGTCCCGAGCCTTGAATATTCCTTGCAGTATTCCCATGGACATCAACCTCCTTTCCTAAAATACGAGTAGTCCTCGATCGTCATAAACAGAATTGCCAGTTTCTCCACCACAGCGGATCGCTCGGTCAAGAGCCATGATTGTGGCAACAGCACCGTCAATCTTCTCAGTGGATTTTTCTTTATCCGCTTTAATGTTTCCAGCAGGATCGGTTCTAATAAAAATGTTGTCCATCATCCAACGGAGAACAGGATGACCTCCATGAGCGATTTTTTCTTCCAATGTCAGCTTCATCAATTCCTTAGTCGGAGGAGACATATCTTTGAAGCCCTGACCAAAAGGAACAACTGTGAAACCTAAATTCTCTAAGTTCTGTGTCATCTGAACTGCACCCCAGCGGTCAAAGGCGATCTCACGGATGTTATATTTCATTCCAAGTTCTTCAATGAAAGTTTCGATGAAACCGTAGTGGACCACATTGCCTTCAGTGGTCAACAAAAAGCCTTGTTTCTCCCACACATCATAATTTACATGATCCCGCCTAACTCTTAGATCAATGCTGTCTTCTGGTATCCAGAAGTATGGTAGAACTACATATTTGTCATCTTTATCCTGTGGAGGAAAGACGAGTACAAAGGCCGTAATGTCAGTGGAAGAGGATAGGTCCAGCCCACCATAACAGATGCGACCTTTGAGCGCTTCTGGATTAACCGGGAAAGCACAGGCATCCCATTTATCCATAGGCATCCAGCGAATAGCCTGCTTAACCCATTGATTGAGTCGAAGCTGCCTGAAGCTGTTTTCTTCCGCAGGGTTTTGTCTTGCGGATTCATAGGCTGCCTTCACCTTATCCATGCTTACGGTGATGCCAAGGGATGGATTTGCTTTCTTCCACACCTTTGGGTCGGACCAGTCATCTTCAAGAGCTGCTCCATAAATGACAGGGTAGAATGTAGGATCATTCTTTCTTCCTGCCATAATATCTAGTGCTTTTTGATGAACCTCCCAGCAGATACTGTTTTGATTATCTCCTGCAGTGGTGATAAGGAAGTACAAAGGCTGCATCCTGGCATCACCGCTACCTTTGGTCATAACATCATAAAGCTTTCGATTGGGCTGGGTATGAAGCTCATCAAAGACAACCCCATGAGTATTAAAACCGTGTTTGTTTCCAACATCCGCTGAGAGCACTTGATAGATGCTTCCAGTAGGTTGATAGATGAGCCTTTTCTGTGAGTCCAGAATCTTTACCCGCTTGGATAAGGCAGGGCACATGCGAACCATGTCTGCTGCCACATTAAAAACGATGGAGGCTTGGTTACGATCTGCAGCGCAGCCATAAACCTCAGCACGTTCTTCGTTATCTCCACAGGTTAAGAGCAGGGCAACAGCCGCCGCCAGCTCACTTTTTCCCATCTTCTTTGGTATCTCTACATAAGCTGTATTAAATTGACGATAGCCATTTGGTTTTATGGTTCCAAATAAATCCCGGATGATTTTCTCTTGCCAATCTATCAGTTCAAAGGGCTTTCCTGCCCAGGTTCCTTTGGTATGAGAGAGGCATTCAATAAAGCCAACAGCATAGTCCGCCATCTCCTTGCTGTAATGGGAATCCTTAGCCATGTAAGAGGTTGGTTTATACTTCTTTAGTTTTCGGATATGCGGACACCTCCTTTAAAAAGACATAAAAAATAGACCATAAGGTCTTCTGTAACGAGGAAAAGAGCTAGATAGCCCTGTTCCTTTATGCGTTTTTATCTTGTTGTTAATTGTATTCCTTCATCAATATTTCAAGTGCAGCTTGTGCATTGGTGTCGATGGGTTCAATGCCCCAGCCTCTATCAAAGTTTGCAATGATCTGGCCATCTCGCTTTAGCATCAGTTTTGATATTCTACCCTCATCAATGCCGTAAGGGGAGCCTAAGTCAAAGCTTTTAATCCAGTAGTGAATGGTTCTGTTTTCGACTTCGATTTTACCTTCTCTCCACATGGTCTAAACCCTCCTTAAATCCTAACCACAATCGCCGGTAGAATTTGCTTTTCGCCAGTCTGCCAGTCGGTGTGGCTTGTCTTAACCTTAGTAAGTCCATTCATCTTGCAGCCATGCTTTTCAAACTCGGCAAGGGTCGCAATCAATCCTGAGAAGGTGCTTGAAATGGTAATGTGGTTGATTCCATAGGCTCTGCAGGCTTTAACAATGGGTTCAATGTCGTAATCCCAAATGACCTCAGAAAAGTCGATGGTGTCGTTTCCAGCTTCCTTGCTTCTTTCGTACGGCCAGTACATGGTGCTGTTGATTCCAGACTCCTTAAAATTTGCGCCGGTTGCTTTGGCTTCTTCAAATGCCTTGATTTCTTTCATGTTCTCATCCTCCATTTAGTGTGGTTTTGTTTTGGTATTACATATATCACTCTAAACGAGAATAATAGCAAGTCATTTCTGTAGTAATAGAGCAGGTTTTCAGCGTCCCAGTTTAATCTTCAATCGCGGTGTAACGCGAGAATTCATAACCTTCCGTATTAGACAATATCTTTTCACCGGTGTCTTTGTTAATGACCCTAATGCATCGAAGCTCACCTTTTTCGTTGGTCCCGCCATCTGACTTCTTGATCCAGGGCTGATCTTCTAGAAAATTACTGGTGAACTTTTTAAACTCTGAATCACTGAGTTCAACTTCTCGAATCACAGTGTAATCAGAACCAATGACGCCATCTTCCTTTGCCTCTTCAGTTGCCTCTCGTAGTTCCTTGATGTTATAGAACTTTCGACCAAATAATGCCTTCATTGCTATGCCTCCTCCTTGGATTTTTCATTGATTACCTTGCAAGAATCGACACCGTAAACCACATTCAAGCTGCTGCCGTTGTCCCACTGAACCATGATGGAGCCTGTGTCATCCACGCCCCACACGGTGCCTTTTGTGCCCGTTGGCGGTGCTTGCACATCATCCATCCAAAGCAGCTGGACCCTGGCGCCAGCGGGGTACTGCTTTCGTAGGTGGCCCAGTCTTTCTTTACTGATCGGTTTCATTAGGAGCACCTCCTTTGAAAGCACTGCTGCCTGATAGGTTTTGAAGGAGAATTTTTCTATGGGTTTTGAATTCTTCTCCAATAAATCCAAGGCGGAGAAGGAAGCATCGAAATGCGTACTTTTCATTATCGACTTCTTTCTCTTTTACAGTAATTCTCTTTTGGGTTTTCGCCATCTCACACAGCTTTGTAATGAACTGGGAGTAGGCTTTTATCTCGTCAGGGTTTGGCAGTTTTGAAAACCAAGGGAAGCTAATGCGTTCTTCATCGGCTTCAATGGGAAGGGCATCCACACCCAGTGCTTTCTTGATGAGACTCCCTTTTGCTTCTAGTAGTTTGGCTAGCTTCTCTAGGTCTTCGTCGGAGAGGGAGTCTTTTGGTATCTGGATGATGAGTCCGGTTTCCTCGGGTTCCGCTTCAGCAGGAGCTGGTTCATCTACCTCAGCTTCAAACCCTGCATCTAAAAGCTTTTTCATCAGCGTCTTGATATCGTCCTGAGCCACTTCGGTGTCAAAGGTTAGCTCTCCGTCTTTTCCGATGTGGTAAGGTCCGACCTGGTAAGCGCAGGATGGAACCCCAAGGTATTTTGAAGGAACCTCTGTGATTTCGCTGATGAGCTTCACCAGCTTTTTACGTTCGTTACCGGTTACGTTGTAATTGATTTTCATGGTTTTGACCTCCCTGTTTTTTTTGCTTACTACATATATCACTCTAAGTGATGTTAATAGCAAGTCTATCTTTCGATAGTTGTGTTATTTATTTTCAGGGAGGTCGCTGTAGCGGTATTCTTTGCCGCCACGCAGAAGATAAACGTCGTCTGAAGACTGTGCTCCAGAAATAAACCTTTCGACTATGACGTCACAGAACTTCTCATCGAGCTCAATGGTGTGACAAATTCGCTGGGTCTGATCGCAAGCAATGAGCGTGCTGCCAGAGCCACCAAAGGGATCCAGGACGATGCAGTTGCTGAGACTTGAATTAAGAATTGGATGGGCCACAAGAGCTACTGGCTTCATTGTTGGATGAGAGCCATTCTTCTTAGGTTTTTCAAATTCCCAGATGGTGGTTTGTTTTCTATCAGCGTACCAGTTATGCTTCCCTTTTTTCTTCCATCCAAAGAGCACCGGTTCATGCTGCCACTGGTAAGGAGACCTACCAAGGACCAGGGATTGTTTTTTCCAAATGCAGGTGCCGGAGAGATAGAAGCCAGCTTCGGCAAATGCCCTTCTAAAATTCAAACCTTCCGTATCTGCATGGAAAACATAGATAGAGGAGTCCTGCGTCATCACGGCTTCCGTATTGGTAAAGGCCGCCAGTAGGAACTCATAGAAGGCAGAATCACCCATGTTGTCATTCTTAATTTTACCAGCAGAGCCTTCATAGTTTACATTGTAAGGGGGATCTGTCACCACAAGGTTTGCCAGCTTTCCATCCATGAGTAGCGTGAAGGTTTCTGCCTTTGTAGAATCACCACAGACCAGTCTATGGGGACCAAGCTTCCAGACGTCACCCAGTTTTGTCATGGCGGGTTTTTCCAGCTCTGCATCCACATCAAACTCATCATCGTGAATACCTTCTTTCAGGGAATCCTTAAACAGGTCATCCAGTTCAGAAGAATCAAAACCAGTAAGGGAGACATCAAAGTCAGCACCCTGCAGGTCAGCAATGAGTAGGGCTAACTTATCCTTATCCCAGTCGCCGCTGATTTTATTAAGGGCAATGTTGAGCGCCTTTTCTTTATCTTCATCCATCTCGATGACCACACACTCAACTTCGGTCATTCCTAAATCCAGGAGCACTTTCAATCTCTGGTGGCCACCTACAACTCTGCCAGTGGTCTTGTTCCAGATGACCGGTTCAACATAACCAAACTGCTCAATGGAGCGCTTGAGTTTATCGTATTCCGCATCCCCGGGTTTTAAATCCTTACGCGGATTATAGTCAGCGGGAAGTAAGAGCTTCGTTTTCAGTTTTTCAATCTTCATATCTTTTCGCCACCTTTCTTAAGTTAAGATTGAAATCCACGTTCTCCCAAGGGAAGAGAGAGGAGTTGAAGTGACCGTAGGTCGCTGTATCAGAGTAGATTGCATTTCGAAGACGCAGCTTTTCAATGATAGCAGCGGGTCTCAAGTTAAAGATCTCTTTTACCAGTTCACTTAAATCTTCGTCACTGATTTTTCCCGTACCAAAGGCTGTCACATTTACTGAAACTGGATTTGCTTTTCCGATGGCATAAGAAATAGCGACCTCGCATTTATCAGCAAGCCCGCTCCAAACAATATTCTTAGCAATGTACCTGGCCATATAAGCACCGCTTCTATCAACCTTTGTCGGGTCCTTTCCGCTGAGTGCGCCGCCGCCATGGGAAGCCAGACCACCATAGGTATCAACCATGATTTTTCTGCCAGTTAGCCCAGTATCAGCAGCAGGACCACCCTCAACAAATCTGCCTGAAGGATTGATGAGAATTTCTGTATCATCATCCAGTGGGAAGTCCTCAAAGCACTGCCAGAGCACGTTGTTTAAGATATCTGATTCTAATCTCTTTTGAGTTTTATCTTCGTGGTGCTGCACAGAAACTACTACAGTCTTTACGCGGATAGGTTTATCCCCGTCGTACTCAACAGTGACTTGTGCTTTTCCATCAGGAAGGATACCCTTGATGATTTTTCCCTTGCGACATTCATCAATACGCTTTACGATTCTATGCGAAAGAAGTAAAGGTAGAGGCAACAGTTCACGGGTTTCGTTGGTAGCATATCCATAGACAGTGCCTTGATCACCAGCACCGATTAAGCCGTATGGATCAATAATTCCATTTCTAGCTTCAAGTGCTGTATCTACACCAGCAGCAATATCTACACTTTGATGATGTACAAACACAAATACTGTAAATTTCCAAGGACTGTATCCCATCTCGCGAAGTACATTTTTTACTATAAGGCGGATGTTGATTTTTTCGCTGCAGGTGATCTCGCCCGCCACGATGATTTTACCTTTAGTAGCCATGACCTCACAAGCCACACGTGAAGCTTTGTCTCTGCGAAGGCAAGCATCCAAAATGCTATCAGCGATTAGATCAGAAAGCTTATCTGGATGTCCTTTGCAGACACTTTCTGCAGTTCTGTAGTTTTTACTCATATCATTATCTCCCATCTGTTTTTTTTATTTGCCCCTTCGAGCAGAAAGAAGTCTTTCCATCACATCATCCTGAGGATTTGCTCCTTTGTAATCGCCAGTACAGTTTTCTTTGACGATCTGGAATATCTCAAACCACAGACGATTGGTCTGGTTCATGTAGTTCTGGCCCATGGATACATAAGGACTTTGAATGGCATTTCCTGTGGTGGGGTGCTTCGCAAGAAAACCATATTCAGTAATGGCTTCTTCACATTGAATCCACCTGGCAACACTCATAGCGTACCGTTCAAGGAGCTGCGGAGAAACCAGAGCAGCGCAGCCACGCTTATCCAGCCACTGCCATGTGGCTTTGTAGATTTCACCTGCCACCAGAGCCTTACCATCTTTTTGTATGGCTTCAAGCATCTTATTTGGTTCAGGCATTTCTTGTCCTTCAAGGTCTGCCGTATCGGAAAACTCCATCACCGTCAGTTTCCTACCACCAAGATTGCCTTCGGCTATTTTGTCAGCCAGAGGTTTCTTTTTTGCCCCTGCACCAACACGAGCGCCACCTCTGTTCGTACCGTCTTTTGCCAATGATCACACCTCCTTTACAAAGTGGGGGCTATACCCCCGTTTGAATCTGCGTTTTTTAACACGACACCCCAGCCCGCTGTCCGGATTGAAAGGTTGTAGGGATTTAGGTACCCGCACCCCATCTAACGGAAGGGGAATGAACTAACTCATGATAGCTCTGGTATTTGTTGTACCAGTAATTATTTTCTTTTGACTTCTCATCCCAAGAGATTGAGAAGCTTTCGTCATCATCGTTAGACTTGAGAGAGTTACAAATTCTATGAGAGAGCTGACAGTTTGTCATCGAGTGTTCTCCACCATTAGAGAGAGGAATCACATGGTCAATAGTTCCACTCCAATTGTCATCAATAAATTTATCATAGAGAACAGGCATACCACAGATCTTGCACAAGCCATGATCACGTTTATACAGAAGCGAGTATGAAACTTCCTCAACAAAGGCTTCTCTGATTTGTTTTTCTCTTTTATTTTTCAATCTGTTCATATACTTTTTGTGACGGTCTGTTTGATGTTCAATTCTGCGATGATATTTTGCTGCACAAGTATCGCAGCAATATTCTTTTCTGGGTTCGCCTAGTGTTGTATAAAATTCATTGCCGCACTCTTTACAAATAATTTTTTTAGGAACAAAAGACTCTGCCCATTGCTCCCGTTTTAATCGAAGACTTCCGGCATAGCCACATTCAGGTGAACAATATATTTTCTTTGGGTATGGTGTTGTAAAATTTTCACCACAATATGAACACTGACGATGAAACTTGTTTTCTTTAGCTGTGTTTTTACTATCTTTAAGCTGCTGTGATTTTAAAAGACGGACTTCATCCTGACATTTCTTACTGCAATATTTCATTCTAAAAGCATTGGGTCTCCAAAAGGGATTACCACAATGCTGGCATTTATAATATTTCTTCTGCGAACTTCGACCAAATGAAAGACCGCAGGAAGAAGAACAGCATACCCTATTAGGGTCAGTTGACTTGAAACGCTGCCCACACACCTTACAAGATTTTTCATGTTCCATAGATTCCCTCCAATAGAAAAGCACCGCCGAAGCGATGCGTTCATTTTCTGCTATTCCACCGGTCGCCACTCTCAGCGGTGATCTTTGAGTGACATGACTTACAAAGAGCCATCAGGTTACTGGTTTCATTGCCACCGCCTTTGGAGAGAGGGAGGATGTGGTGCACTTCTTCAGCAGCTACAATCCGTCCATTCCTTTCACACTCCTCACAAAGAGGATGGACTTTGATGTAACGGTCTCTGATTCGCTTCCAGGACCTGCCGTAGCGCTTGTTGGAGGCAGGGTCACGTTGGTACTGGTTGTAGTGTTTTGTTATCACCTTCTTATGCTCGGCACAGTATTGCTCGCTGTCTGCAAGCCGACCGCAGCCTGGGTAAGCACAAGGACGCTTAGGTTTGTATGGCATGGGTTCACCCCCTTTGGGCATAAGAAAAGCCCTCGTGGGGTGTTCCCATGAAGGCTCGTGATTCATTCTATTTTCCTAATTAAACAATAACACAAATGCAATAGAGGTATCTTGTTGCAAAGTGTTGCAAGATGTGCAAGCCTCCCTATAAATGCATTAAAAATGCCCAGATTGCTACGAGCATAAGGAAAGCCCCGCTGTTGCAGATGCTAAAAATTAATCAAAATTGTTTGCTATATAGTAGACAGGTTAATGGTACGGTTTTCCCTCCAAGTTCCATTTTGATTTCTTTTTCCTCGGAGCGTTCAAAACCTTTGTGTTCGTAAAACTGATAAGTGCAGTTATCATCAGTATACAAATAAATCAGCTTGCCTTTTTCTAGTCTGCCAAGTTCTTCTAGCAACAGTGTTCCGATACCTTTTCCTTGAATAGTAGGATCGGCGGCAAGAAAACAGATTTCTCCGTCAGGATTAGCATTTTTCAAGTAATCATTAAGCATGGCTTTATTTGCTTCGTCATAAATATTAGGACCATCTTTAACTACAATCGCCATGATAGCCTTGAATATTTTCACATAAAGCTTTCTCCAAAAAGAGGAATACTGCTTCGGCTCATTTTTCAAGTCAGCCATAAGAATGCCGACAAGTTTGTCGCCCATGTATGCTGCAAGCACCTGTGTGGCACGCTCCAACTCTAAGTATAAAAAATATCTGCCGTATAAGCGAAGTGCCAGCTTGTTATCAACATATCTGTTAAAGTGCATTCCCTCGATAGCAAAGTCGATAATCTTGGTGAAATCTTTTTTTTGTAATTGTTTGATTTTCACTTCCATCTATCACACCTCGCTATCACTTATTCTTGCAATTTCATTCTTGATAATATCACCGAGCTTTTCGGCTGTTTCAAGAAGAAAGGAACAGGCATCATCTCCCAGAGTGGAGAGGACTTTGTCCTCAAATAGTTGGATTTCTTCAAGGATTTTCGAGAAAAAACGACTTCCTGCTTCAGTGAAAACAACAAATTTCTCTTTCTTATTGCTCCCAACTACAAGAGTGACATACTCTTGTTTTATAAAATCCAACAAAATACTATGAACAGTAGACTTCGGAAGATGCAACGCATCACAAATCTGTTTTTGTGTGACATTATCAAATTCATCAATCAAACAAACCGTCATTAAAGCATTGAAAGTTAATCCATATTTTTTGGCTATAACAACATAAGCAGAATCAATATTATTTAGTGCCTTATTCAATCGTGACATTGTTTCTCTGTAATTCATTTCAAGACCTCCTTAAAATAGTACGGTTTCGCACTAAATATATTATAGTGCGAAACCGTACTATTGTCAAGAGATTAAGTTTTCATATCCATAAGGAAGACTCTCATCGATAAACAATTCCCGTTTGGATTTCGGTATATTGCACCTCCTTTTGGGCATAAGAAAAGCCCTCATGGTGTGTTCCCATGAAGGCTTGTTTACATTGTGGCTCACTTTATATATAAGCACACATCGTAGGTATCATTCTATGTTATTTGGTATCCAACTAATCAAAGATACCAGTTTTTAATAGGACTTCTTTGTGGGGCTTACATTCCTTACAGATATAGTGTCTGTCCCTGAGATAGTTTAAGGATTTTACTTCATCCCCACAGAAGCGGCAGTGGGGGAAGTAGTAGGTCATCCTTCCAGCTTTTGAGATTCTGATGTTGTCTTCTTTAGCTTCACGGTAGCTCATTTTAGTAACCTCCATTTTACATATAATCACATGCGGTGGGTATCATTCTATGGTTTTAGGTATCTTGGTTTAAAATCTTACTGCAAACTTCCAAGGCGGCGTTATGCATTTTGTAGAGATGGTGGATGGTGTAACACATATCCACTGCGATCTTTTCCCAGGTTAGAAAACAAAGGTAGCGTTTCTCAAGAAGCGTCTGGTACTCAGAGTTTTCTATGGACTTGATGATGGTCATGATTTCACGTTTCGAATCTACAAGACAAATGATGTCCTGATTGATTTCTTCCTGCAGGTCGATGATTTTAGCAATAGCATCAGCCATTGTGGATGTTGACCGGTTCGGATTTCTTGGCATTGCACTCAAAGTGGATGTGGCTCTTGTGGCCAGAGCGTTTAAAGATTCCAATTGTTCAAACTTACTACGAATCCTATGGTCAATGCGAAAAGCTTTTGAGAAGTATTCTCTTGTGTTTTGTTTATTCATATCAGCCCTCCGAATATTTTAGATTTCACTCGGATTGGCGAGGATTGTCATGGGTTGTCTTAGATTTTCAGATCTGCCTTTACGGCATTGATGAGTGCTGCTTGGGTGCTATTCTTTTCTCTTAGTGCTTTAAGGATACGTCCATCGATGGTGTCTTGGGTAACGATGTGTTGAACAACAACGGTATTTTTTGTTTGTCCTTGTCTCCATAGGCGGGCATTGGTCTGTTGGTAAAGTTCCAAGCTCCAAGTCAGACCAAACCATATAAGGGTGGAGCCGCCTTGTTGAAGGTTCAGGCCATGTCCTGCAGAAGCGGGGTGTATTAAAGCTACTGGTAATTCACCACTGTTCCAGCTCCGAATACTTTCAGAAGAATCAAGGCGAGAGAACTTAATTTTATTGTGCTGCAGCCTTTCTGTGATGCGCTCAAGATCATGCCTAAACCAATAGGCAACCAGGACGGGTTTTCCATTAGCAGCTTCAATGAGATCTTCTAATGCATCCAGCTTTCTGTCATGGATTCGTATAATCTCTTGGGTATCGGAGTAGACAGCTCCATTGGCCATTTGAGACAGTTTACCAGAAAGAGAAGCAGCATTAGCAGCGGTGATATCCCCACCGGGAAGCTGAAGGACCAGGTCGCGCTTTAATTCCTCATAGCGTTTACGCTCTGGTTCTGAGAGCTTTACTGGATACTCTGAACTAATGAGTTCTGGCATCTTCAAATGGTCAGTGGATTTCATGGATATGGTAATGTCGGAAATCTGTCGGTAGATGGCATCTTCTGCAAAGGGTAGAGGCTTGTAACTAAAGATGATCTGGCCATTTCGCTTATCTGGAATAAAGTAGTCGTCTCGATACTTACCAATGAATCTACCCAGGCGTTTACCCATATCCAAAAGCCTAAACTCAGCCCATAGATCCATGAGTCCGTTTCCTGTAGGAGTACCAGTTAAACCCACCATTCGCTTAATGCGTGGACGAACTTTCATCAAGGCTTTAAATCTCTTAGCCTTGTGATTCTTAAATGATGAAAGTTCGTCGATAATAACCATGTCATAGTTAAAAGGGATACCGCTGTCTTCCACAAGCCACTGGACATTTTCTCTGTTGATGATGTAGATATCAGCTTTTTTCAAAAGTGCAGCTTTTCTTTCTGATTCAGTACCAACAGCCACGGACCAGATGAGATGATCTAGGTGTGACCATTTCTCTAATTCTTGGGGCCACGTATCTCTTGCAACACGAAGAGGGGCAACCACCAAAACTTTATGAACCTTAAAGCTGTCAAAGAGTAAATTGCTTATGGAGGTGAGGGTCAGCACAGTTTTTCCTAACCCAAGCCCATATCAAGAAATATGGCAGCAATAGGATTGTTTTCGATGTAGGCACTTGCGTATTGCTGATAATCATGTGGTATGAACTTCATTTGGCATCACCTCCCATGTCGGATACTATTGTCTTTATTCCTGCTACACTATCCAGCACATAAACCTTGAATCCAAGATCACGTAGGAGCTTATGCCTTGCCAGTTGTAAGGGGCTAGGTTTCTTTCCAGGTGCTTTGACTTCAATAAAGGCGATTCTACATCCGGGAAGAAGGATTAATCTATCAGGCATGCCATCAAAACCAGGGCTGACAAACTTTGGTGCAATGCCTCCCAGCTCTTTCACTGCTTTTACCAGTTTTTGTTCGATGATTTTTTCAGTCACTTTTTTACCTCCCATCTGACACAAGAAACACAAATTCACAAGCGTTCCCCTATATTTACTAACGCGCGTGTACGTGCACAGGTATTTCCTATCTACTTTTAAGAAAAAGCATTTTGAATATAAGGGAAAATCTTGTGTTGTGTCGTGTTCTTTATCCGCCATATTGATAAAGTCGCTGTCTACCATATATGGGCAAACGCCTGATACTGCTGGTTCGTTCCCAACCTGGAATTTGAGCCATGAGTGCTGCAATCTGATAACTATCCGTGGTTTTCAGTTCTGAGAGATTACGATTGAAGCATTCACACCATATTTCAGCATTGCTTACAAAGGTTCGAGCAACAGTACCTGCATGCACTGGCCTGCCAAATTCGGTTCCACTTAGGTAATTTCTGCGGGCAAACAGATCCATACTGTCCCAGTCATCTGGCAGTAAGGTATTCAGGTACTCTTCAACCATGCCAACACGCTCATCAGCCTCCATGGCACCCTTCTGGGCCTTTTCAGCCTCATCTAAAATGTCACCCTCCAGATATAGCTTTTCGCCTGAATTCCATATTTCTTTTGCTTCAGCCCAGAACTGCTGCCTGAATTCTTCCGTAAAGCTCCATGTCTTTTTTTGCTTTTTCTGATGCACCTTGATGATCCAAAAGCGGCGATTTCCTGTGATATCACGTAAATATCCACGCTCTCCATTTACCGTTGCAATAACAATGCACTGTCTAGGGTGGCTTTCCACAACTCTGCCATAGGACGGTCGATACTTATCATCAG